ATCCAGGAGATCCATCTATTATTAAAACCATAAAAGCAAATTATTATGATAAATGGCCTGAAGTTGAATTTGTTGAGGAATATATAAATGGTTATTCCAAACGTTTGGAAACCCCCTCCCCAAAGGATGCACTTGATTTGGATAAGGTAATTAGGAAGAGTTATGTTCCAAATACCATAGAATATCCCTTTGCCACTTTGCCATATGAGTTAACAACAAATGTGAAATTCTTTTATGAATTATGGGATAGACTTGTTTTGGCATCATATAATTCAGGATTTTCAGCTGTTTATGAAAAGGATAAAAGAATTGGCTTATTGATTAAGGAAAATGAATTTAAGAATATAAGTAATACATTAAAGACAAATTCCATAATCTTTATTCAACAATTAAAGAATGTATTATTTTCAGAGGGGGGTTTGGATTATGATAATTATAAAGAATTTTTGGAAGAAATGTCAGGGGGTGTTTCAGAAAGGTATAATAAATATCTGGATGGTACACCAAATTCAAAATACATTATTGATTTATTAGATGCACCAAGCAAGATATATGATATAAGTGAATTTAAATTAACAACAGATAAGTTCTCAAATAATTTAAAGGAGGCAGATATCAAAACAATTATAAATGTAATACAGAAAGCACCAATTGAAAATAACATAAATATCACATATCCTTTTACAGATTTAATATGGGTTAATCAGAATTTAATCAACACATTTCCAAATAAATTTGACACAACTAATACAATTCTTTTCAATCAAAAAAGGAATGTGATTACAAACTTTAAGGAATATAATCAAGTTGTAACAAATAGACCATTTAAGTTCTTTGCATCACAAAGTGGTGCAACATATGGAGAAATATTTCAAGATAATTATTCACCACCAAATCAAATAAGATCATTGATTAACACCCCTATCTTCACAAATGCAATTCAACTTGGGGTTAACAAATGGAGGTCAGGTGAAAAACATCCATATATTGCTTCTGCTTATCTTTTTTTGAATAGCCTACCATTATCACCCCTTACTGACTTTTTTATCACCAGAGGGCAAAGTGATAAGAATGGACACGTTTTTGCAACCTTCATAAAGTATTCTGCTTTACACAAGTTACCATATGCTTGGATATTGAAATATGGATCCATTTGGCATAGATATAAGAATTATGTTAAAACAGGGGATGACTTTTTGGATGATGTATGGAAAGATTTTGATTATAAATCAAATTATAATGCAAATGAAAATTTCCAATATATAATAAATGGAAATCAAACTATATCCCTTAAATCTGATAATAATGTGAATGTTGGATTTTATCCGGTTATGATGAATGATTATAATGCATTCTTGAATGGCTATGATTTATTCTCTGGATTTACAAATAATGAGTTGAGTGTGAATGAAAAGAGGGGGTTGAAGGTGTTTAAATCATTTAATTTTGAAAAAAGTGGAATGACATTTAATTGTTATACAACTTTAGTGCCAAAAAATATATATGATAGTTCCACATTTAGTGATTATTGTGAGGATGTTAACTTTAGTTTAACATCAAAATATTATATTTTGCCATCAACAAATAATAATATTATTGATAATAATCAATTTGTTAAAAGTTCATATATATATAATTCTTTGGATGAATTATTGGATGTTGCACATAATGGTGCAGTTAATGTTACAATGCAAGATACATTTAATTCATTTACATTTAAAAATTTGAAGAAACCTTTACCAACAGAATATTTGAATAGAAAGAAAGATATTAATTCATTTTCAATATTAAGTTTTGGAGAGTATGCCTCAATTGAGGATATGTTTTCTGTTTTTGATTATGATACATTAAATTTATTTGAGAATGAGTTTTTGGATTTTAGCAAATCAATTTATGACATAAATGAGAATAAGGATCAGATAAATTTGGTTGGATTGGAATATGGCAATCCTGTGGCAGCATATAGAAATTTTCAACTATTATATAGAAATTTGATGGAAGTCCCATCCAATTATCTTAATTTGAATGACACCGACTTTTACAACAAAACAGCAGATTATCAATCTCAAAACATTAGAGAGTTTTTGGATGGATTTTTGAGTTATGATGTTTTGTTTAAATATGGGAATCCAACACAATATAATAGATATGAATATAATTCATTGGTAAGTCATTTAGGTGGAAATTCAACCATACAGAACCAAAAGAGGTTCAAAGGATATGTTGCAAACACTTTACCAAATAACATATCACTTCAATCATCAGAATTATCAAATGCCCCTGCTTGGGAAACATTAAAATTACATGTTGGGTTCTCCACCATTGAATCTTTGACTTATAAGAATACTGGCTCATATATTACAGATTTCTTTATTGATAATAATATTGAATTTTCATCAGAGAATATCATTGCACTTGCAAAACCAATAAAGATATATGCAACACAAAAGTTAAAAAATCCAAACATTACAAGAGAAAATTTCTTGATATTGATGGATAATAACCAAAAAGCATTGGATACATTCTTGGAAGACAATGTAAACCAAACATTATCTTTATTAGAAAAAGAAATCAATAATATTGATATTGTTGAAATTAATGAGATTTATTCAGGATTGGATAGCAAGTTTTCAAAATATGATTTATATGAAACATTTAAAGCCATAAATGACAAATGGATATCTGGTAGTGAATATACAACTCGTACATTATTTGAAGATGTGATATTCTTGGATAGAGGTAATAGGAACATAGGTGATTTGTATTATGTTGATATTTTTGATTTAAAGAAGATTTTTATTGGGACAAGAACAAACTTGAAAACCCCTGTCTTTAATTTTATTGGTGGAATCTTGGTTAAGAATAATTTTAATGTTTTACCAATGCCATCTTATGTTAATTTTTATGGGGCATTATCTGCAAATGATGATATTAATGATGTTATTGGAACAGCAACAGAAATAGCAAATGATGTTTGGGGAAATTATTCTGATGTTGATTATAGGAAATCAGGACCAAAACTTGTTTGCATCTATTCTGGTAGGGGGTCAACAACCCCATCTGGACCAAAAGATTTTAGATATGGGGATGATGCTATTGATATGTTAAAACCATCAAAGATACCTTTCTTGGAAGACCAGACAAATAAAAAAGATTGGTCACAGTCAAATAAATGTGTTAGTTTCTTGGTTGATGCAGGAATTAGAAATCAAGCCATATTCTATGGCATTCAAGTGGATCAGAATAGCGGCACAGCAACTCTTGAATCATTAATTCAACAGGAGGCTTTAAGAAATTCTGCATCAAATAGGGGTGTAGCAACACAAAGTGTGTCATTATTTAACTTGTATAAGAACTTGAGTTACAAGTCAACAATTAACTGTATGGGTAATGCATTGATACAACCAACAATGTATTTCAATTTGGAACATGTTCCTATGTTTGGGGGGCCTTATTTTATTACAGAAGTTTCACATAATATAGCACCAGGTTCATTTGAAACAACATTCACAGGGGTTAGACAAAGTATTTATTCACCCCCAAGCACAGATACATATCTTACAAGTATTAATGAAAATTTATTAACAAAGATTGAAAGCAATTTTGCAAAATCTATTGTTAATGAAAAAGATGAAGAGGCAACAGCAACAAATAACACACAAACACAAGGTTCAAAACAAACAAATTCAAGTAAGTGTGGTAAATATTTATATTCAGGTTATTCTGAATATGAACAAACTACAGAAGAATTAATAGTTTATTCATCAGCTACACAAATTCATACAGCAATAAATTCAAAATTTCCAGGGAATTCAAAAATGGTAGATTATATATATCTTATTAGTTATTTGGCATCTTATGAAAAAGATGGATTTAAGGCAAATCACAATAATTTTGGAAATGTTTGGTTAACCTATTATAGGGGTGATATGGTTGATTACAATTCAGGAGAACCATTACACTTTTGTGCAAAAATGGATAAAAAGGAGAGCATACAAACACCTTTTGCAGTTTTTGGTTCATTTGATTTATATTTGCTTTATATGGAAAGAGCTTTGATTGGTTTTATGGCTCGTTTTTCTAATTTGGAAGGGAGTAATGAGGATAATTTTATTAAATTTTATATTATAGACTGGTTATATGGGCAGAATCCAGGTACTAACACAGCCTTAGATGCAAACAAGAATTTTGAAAGATTACAGAAGAACAAATTTTATGATGAATTAAATAAGAAATATGCAGATGCAAATATATCATTAAAATCTTTAAGACCTATAGTAACAGAAGAGCAAAAGGAATTATATGTTAGTGCAAGAAATAAATTAACAGGACCAAAATTAAATAAAGTGTGTGAATATACCTATAATAATATTAGGATTTATAGAACACCAGCAGAACCAGAATATACTTTACCATATTATCTTGATATGTTTTTTGAGGCAAAGAATCCAAAAGAATTGTTATATTTGGATGCAATGAATAAAACCATAGAAGATACCTTGGTAAGATTATATATACTAGATAGTGCACCATTTATTTCATTTTTTGATGTTAAGGTTAATTCAGGAGCAACATATAGCATAGCAGTTAGTTTAAAGATAGATAAGCAACCTAATAATATTCCATATACTGGGTTTAAGTTTGGTGCCGAATCTGGGGATACAGCAACAAGCGGTTTTGTTGTAACAAATGATATGTTTATAGGTTCGATTACTAGTAATCCTAATTTTAGCAAGGGAAACCAAAAAAAGGAAGAAGATGATATAATTGGGGATATAATTTCACATAAAGATAATTTGTTGAACATTAATTATATTGCTGTAAATTATACAAAATTAATTTTATACCCAAAATTGGAGTAAATTATTTTGATAATTCAAAATATTGATATATTTATATGTAAAATAAATTGACATGATTGAAAATTTGAATAACTACTTAAAATCAACAACACAACAAACATTGGATGATGGTTCAAAAGAAGTTTGTGACTTAATTACAGGAGAATGCTATGTTGTTAAGGAAAAAGATGGTTTAATAGAAAGAACTGAAAATAAAACAGTAAATAGACAGGTTAAGGTTAAAACTCATGGGGGTATAAAAGAATTATTAAATGACTAATAAAATGAAAATAGATCAGAAAATATTAAATGAAATTAATAGATACCACAATATAAATAGGTATATTACAGAACAAGATGCACCTCCACCACCACCTTTAGGTGATCCTATGTCAAATCCCAATGCTGCACCAATGCCTAATGCACCTATGACACCCCCAGGCGAAGTTTCACCAATACCTCCAGGTGGGGGTGAAGACCCTTTAAGTGCTGCAAATCCCCAACCAATAGATGTTGAAAATGATGATGATGTTACAGTTATTGATGATGAGGGTGATAGCAAAGAAGGTGATGAAGATTCAGAAGAATTGGATATTACAGATTTGGTTTCAAGCCAGAAGAATATGGAAACAAAGCAGAATGAGTATTTTGATAATTTGTTTGCACAGATTGATAAATTGGAACAGAAGTTGGCAACAATGGATGGTATTTTTGATAAATTAAATGCCATAGATTCCAAGGTGGAGAAGTATAGAGAAAAAACTCCGGAGGAAAAACTTGAATTAAGGACATATGATTCTTATCCTTTTAACCAAAAGTTATCCCAATTTTTTGATGACAAACAAGTTGAAATGGAAAAGAGTGGAAAAAATGATTATGTTTTGACATCTGATGATGTTACAAACATAAACCCAAATGAGATTAAAGATACTTTTTTCCCAACAGGTGATGAAGGTGAAGATGATGATTTTAACAATAATCAGGGATATAAAAATAGATTTTAAGTAATTAATATTTTTTTTAGAAAAAGGGGGTAACACCCCTTTTTTTTTCCTTTAAACTCACCTATCATTGTAGAGTTAAAGCATTGTAAACAAAAACTATATAATATGTCGAATTTAGATGCCATAATGGCGCAGTATGAAAAAAACCAAAAAGGGGAGTCCCAAAAATTATCACAGGAAGACAGAATGAAACGTTATTTTATATTACTGTTAAATGACAAAGAAAGTACAGGGCAAAGAAGGATTAGAATTTTACCAACAACAGATGGTTCATCTGTGTTTAAGGAAGCATGGTTTCATGAATTACAAGTTGGTGGCTACTACCAGAAGATTTATGACCCAGCAGGAAACGACAATGAGGCATCCCCATTGGCTGATGTGTATAATGCGCTTAAAGCAACAAAGAGAAAAGATGATGACGAATTGGCAAAAGATTACAAAGCCAAATTATTCTATGTTGTTAAGGTGATTGACCGTGACAATGAACAAGATGGACCAAAATATTGGAGGTTCAAACACAATTACAAGAAAGATGGCATTCTTGATAAGATTATTCCAATCTTTAGAAACAAGGGGGATATATCTGATATGGATGCAGGAAGAGATTTGATTATTGAATTAGTTAAATCAAAAAGTCCAAAAGGTAAGGAATACACAACTGTTTCAACAATCATGTATGATGACCCAACCCCATTATCTGCAGATGAAAATCTTGCAAAGAAATGGGCAAATGATGAATCAACATGGAGAGATGTTTATAGCAGGAAACCATTAGAATATCTTGAAGCAATTTCAAGAGGTGAATCCCCAAGATGGGATGATTCCCAAGGTAAATATGTTTATCTAAATAGTTCAAATTCAGAGGCATCATTTGGCGGTTCAGTTGTTGCAAAAAACGCAACAACTCAGCAAACAAGTGTTATTGTTGAAGAGGAGTATAGTGATGATGAATTACCATTTTAATTAACCTAAAAGAGATTTTTTGCAAAAAGTACCATAAAACAATACTTTGTGCAAAAAATCTCTCTTTTAAAATCAAAAAAATATATGGCAGGAATAAAGAAAAAGGTAGCAAAAACCAGTGTTGATGCTATCAAGGAGAAGTTTTCGACAAAAACAAAGTATAAACCAGAGGATTATTATTCATGTGGTGATGCTTTTTACAATGCTTGTGGTGTTCCTGGTCCAGTAATGGGTGGCATTAGTATGTTCTTGGGACATTCCAATACAAGCAAGACAACAGCAATGATATTGGCAGCAGCCGATGCACAAAAGAAAGGTCATTTACCTATATTCATTATCACTGAAAAGAAGTGGAATTGGGCACATGCTGTTGAATTGGGATTGAATGCTGAACTTAATGATGAGGGTGAATGGGATGGTGATTTTATCTTTAATGATTCATTTGATTATATTGAACAGATGACAGATTTCATCAATGAGATTCTGGATGCTCAAGAAAAGGGTGATTTACCATATTCTGTTTTATTCTTAATTGATAGTATTGGATCAATACCTTGTAAGATGACTTATGATGGCAAAGGTGGTAAGATGCACAATGCGGCTGTTCTTGCTGATAAGGTTGGAATGGGTTTACATTCAAGAATTTCAAAATCAAAGAAAGAAGAATACCCCTACCACAACACAATGGTGGTAATCAATCAACCTTGGGTAGAATTACCAGATTCACCATTTGGACAACCAACAATCAAGGCAAAAGGTGGTGAGGCATTATGGTTGGCATCTTCATTAATATTCTTATTTGGAAATCAGAAGAATGCTGGTATTAACCATATAACAGCAACAAAGAATGGTAGGACTGTTTCCTATGCAATTAGGACAAAAGTATCCATATTGAAGAACCATGTCACTGGTATAGCATATAAAGATGGAAAGATATTGGCGGTTCCTCAAGGTTATTTGCCAGACACAAAAGAATCCATTGAGAAGTATAAGAAAGAATATTCTCAATACTGGAATGGTATTTTATCTGGGGATGGGGATATTACTTTTTCTGAAAAGGAAGAAGAGGAAACTATAATTTTTGAATAATATGAAGAAAACCCTACTAATAGATGGAAACAATTTATTTACAATTGGTTTTCATGGCGTTCGTGAATTTTATTCTGAAGGCAAACATATTGGTGGGGTTTTCCATTTTCTAAATACAATTAGATTATTTCTTGAGAAACATAATCATGATAAAGTTGTTGTATTCTGGGATGGAAATGAAAACTCACTAATAAGAAAAAATATCTATCCAAGATACAAGGAAAACCGTAGAATTTCTTTGGATGAGCATAAGTATGAGTCTTATCTATACCAAAGGGAGAGGGTTAAGGATTATCTTGAAGAAGTTTTTGTAAGACAATGCCAAGTTAATCAAAACGAGGCAGATGATTTAATTGCCAATTATGTGCAAGTTGCAAAGGATGAAAATATTATTATTTTTTCTGGGGACAAGGATTTAACCCAGTTAATTGGTGAGAATGTTATGTTATATTCCCCTGTGTCAAAAACATATTCCAAAAAAGGGGATTTAATTCATTTCAAAAACATTGATATTCCGCATAATAATGTTTATGTTTATAAAGTATTGATTGGTGATACATCTGATAACATCTATGGTATCACAAATTTTGGTGAGAAGAAATTAAAGACATTTTTTCCTAATTTTGATAAGAGAGATTATACCTTACAAGAGGTTTTAGATGAAGCAAAAATATTGTTTGAGCAAAACAAGAGCAAGACATTGAGCAATCTAATATCTGGAATTAGCAAATCTGGTTTGGTTGGGGATGAGTTTTTTGAGAAGACAGGAAAAATAATTGATTTAAGAAATCCGTTAATCACAGATGAAGGCAAGACAATGGTCTATGAAATTTATAGTGAGAGATTGGATCCAACAGACAGGAGTTATACAAACTTATTGAAGTTAATGAGAGATGATGGGTTCTTTAAGTTTTTACCAAAAAGAGATGATGCTTGGGTTGATTTTGTTAAGCCATTTATGAAATTAAGTAGAAAAGAGAAAAAATTTTAACAACAAAAAAAACTATTATGAGACAGAGTGAAACAACAAAGGTGGAGTTTTTGCTAACATTGAACAACAACATTATTGTTCAGAGGTTTTTAAACATTAAGGGTATCAATCCTGATGCCAAGGATTCTTTTGAACTCTATGAGTTTGTCAAGTATTTTTCAGAAGATTTGGCACAGTATTTGAAAATGAAATCAATTGGTTATCTTATTGAAAATAAGGATAGCATTTTGTATAACCCTTCAATTATGGAGACCTCATCAACAGATGAAGCAGAGTTATTCAACATTTATGTAAAAATTGGAGACCAAGTTGTATCCCATAGAGTAGTTGATGGGAAGTTATATCCCCCAAAGGTTAGATATACTGTTGATATTCGCTACTTCATTAAAGATTCATTAAAGGACTTGACAAATATCTTAATAAACCAAAACTTAACACACCAGTATTTAGAGAAAAATTTATTATCTAACCATTAATCTTTATTTTTATGTCAAAGAATTTTGATTACCTGGGTCAGACGTTCCAGTTGCAATTAATCAATCAGATTATTTTAGATAAGGAATTTGCAAGAGCCATATTAGATTTTATTAAAATATCTTATTTTGAGAATAAGTATTTTAAGTTAATCATACAAATGATTAAGGAGTATCATAAGAAATATGATGCTGCCCCAAACTTTGAAACACTAAATATGATTGCCAAATCTGAAATATCACAAGAATTGGCATTAAAGATTGTCATTGATACTATTGCAAAAGTAAGTTCAGCACCATTAGATGGTGTTGAGCTTGTCCAAGAAAAAGCACTTAAATTCTGCAAACAAGAAGAAGTTAAGATTGTTTTGGAAAAAGCACAGAAAGTCATTAATGAAGGTGATTTTGAATCTTATGATCAACTTGAGGAGTTGTTAAGATATGCTTTGCAAGTTGGTGTTAAGGAATCAAACGGTTTTGAGGTTTTTAATGATTTGGTGGGTGTGTTGGATGAGGATTATAGACACCCCATACCAATGGGTGTGAAGGGCATAGACGTTCTCTTAAAGGGGGGTTTAGCCAAAGGTGAGGTTGGTATTATATTTGCAGGTCCAGGTATTGGTAAATCAACCCTATTGACCTTGGTTGCAAATACAGCATTCAATAACAATTATAATGTTCTACATATATTTTTTGAAGATAATCCAAAAATTATTCAGAGAAAGCATATTACACTTTGGACAAAAATATCCCCAGATGAATTACCAAATAATAAGGATATTGTTTTTGATACAGTTAACAAAATAAAAGAAACTCATACAAATAAATTAATATTAAAGAAATTACCATCTGACACATTGACAATGAACCAAATAAAGAATCAAATCAGAAAGGTTATTGCTGATGGTATTAAACTTGATTTGGTTGTTTTGGATTATATTGATTGTGTTGTTCCAGATAGACAAGGTAATGATGAGTGGAAAAACGAGGGATCTGTTATTAGACATTTTGAGGCTATGTGCCATGAATTGAATATTGCCGGATGGCTTGGTACGCAAGGAAATCGGAGTAGTATTTCTGCAAATGTGGTGACAAATGACCAGATGGGGGGGTCAATAAAGAAAGCCCAGGTTGGTCATGTCATTATTAGTATTGCAAAAAGTTTGCAACAGAAAGAGATGAATTTGGCAACTGTGGCAATAACCAAGTCAAGGATTGGTAAAGATGGTATTGTATTTGAGAATTGCAAGTTTGATAATGAAATGCTTGAAATTGATACTGATACAACAGCAACATTCCTGGGATTTGAGGAACAACAAGTGGAACGTAAGAAAGAAAGGATTAAGGAGTTATTGGTTAAGAAAAATAGCAATGATAATTTTTTGTGAAAAATTGATTTTATAATCAAAATTGAATACTTTTATTTTTTGGTTTCATATTTATCTTAACCATAATAAAAAAAATATATGAAGAACATTTTTGAAAAGAGGGTAAATATTTTACCTTATGAATATCCATCCTTATTAGCGTATAAGGATGCTATTAGGCACTCATACTGGATTGCAACTGAATTCAATTTCACAACTGACATTGATGATTATAGGACAAAAATAAGTCATGAGGAGCGTGAAGTTATTAAAAGAACTATGTTGGCAATTGCACAAATTGAGGTGAATGTGAAAACATTTTGGGCTGACTTATATAAGAGAATGCCCATAACTGAAATTGGTGATGTTGGTATGACATTTGCAGAATGCCATGGTGAGGGAACTGAAATACTAACACCCAAAGGTTGGGTTAACTTTAAGGATATTGATACTAATACAGAGGTTATTCAATATGATTTAGAAACCAACACAATGACATCTGTTTTACCAAGTAATGTTATCAATGAACCTTACAAGGGAAAGATGCATAGGATTGAGAACCAAACATACAATGCATTACTAACCCCCAACCATAACATTTACTACAAAAATAGGAGTGGTGATATTGTTAAGAAGGCTATTAAAGATATTAATGCTTTTAGTAGTGATATGGAACTACCTTTTTCTGGTAAATTTGTTAATGAGGGTGTTGATGAGTTGAGTTTGGAGGATAAAATTAATATTGGAAACTTTGATTGGGTTGATTTATCAGATAAGTCTGAAAAGTGGTGCAATTCTTTTATTTATGAATTAACAAAATTGGAGGGGTCTAAACTTGATAGTGAGACTCAGAATGGTGATTATATTATTAAACACCAAACTATTAGTAAATTGTTTGCAGATAAGTTGCAAGTTATAGGTATTTTTGCTGGGTATGTAGTTGATATAACTAATGATAAAGATGTTTACAATGTAAGTTTTGTAAAAACTAACACCTTTTCTTCTATAACTGATAAACCTACTATTGAAGATTATGATGGTAACATCTATTGTGTTACAGTTCCTACTGGATGTATTGTGACTAGATATAATGACAAAGTTTTAATTTCAGGAAACTCGGAAGTTCGTCATAAGGATGCTTATGCTCAATTATTAAGAATTCTTGGATTGGAGAATGAATTCCAGACTGTTATTGAAATTCCAGCTATAAAGAATAGAATTAGTTATTTGGCAAAATATTTAGATGGGACAAGGAGTAGGGAGAATAAAATGTACACAAAGTCTGTATTATTATTTTCATTATTTATTGAACATGTGAGTTTGTTTAGCCAGTTCTTGATTATGATGTCCTTCAACAAGGAGAAAAATCTATTCAAAGGTATTTCAAATGTTGTTGAGGCTACCTCAAAGGAGGAAGAAATCCATGGCAATTTTGGATCAGAACTTATCAACATTATCAAAGAAGAAAATCCAGAATGGTTTGACGAAGAATTTGAGGCATTGATTGTGTCAGCTTGTCATAAAGCATATGCCGCTGAATGTGGAATATTGGATTGGATATTTGAGAACGGTGAATTAAGTTTCTTGTCAAAAGATACAATTAAACATTTCATTCAAAACAGATTTAACAATTCATTAAATAGAATTGGAATGAAGTCAGTATTTGAAGTTGATTTTACAGAGATTGAGAAGACATTATGGTTTGATGTGGAGATTTTATCAACAAAGGAGGGGGATTTCTTCTATAAAAAATCGGTGGATTATAATAAAAAGAGCAAGAGTATAACAGAGGATGACTTATTTTAAAAAACAAACAAAATGAATAAAGAAAAATATTATTGGTTAAATGATGAGAGTAGGCTTTTCTTATCAAGGGGATATATTAGTGAAACCCCCGAGCAAAGGATTAAAGATATTGCAAATAAAGCAGAGGAATATTTAAAAATTGATGGGTTTGCTGTTAAGTTTGAGGATTATATGGCAAGGGGTTTTTATAGCCTATCAACACCTGTATGGATTAATTTTGGCAAGGAGAAGGGATTAGATATTTCCTGCTATGGATCCAATATTGATGATACTTTGGACAGTATTTTGAATGCTGGAAGAGAGATTGGTATGATGTCAAAATATGGTGGTGGAACAAGTGCATATTTGGGCAATATTAGAGCCAGGGGTAGTAAAATATCAACAGGTGGCACAGCAGATGGGCCAGTTCATTATGCAAGAATTTATGATACAGTAGTTGATGTATGTAAGCAATCAGAGGCAAGAAGGGGTGCATGTGCAGTCTGGCTACCGGTTGAACATGAGGATATTATGGAGTTCCTAGATATTGGAACAGAGGGTAATCCTATTCAAAATTTACAATATGGAATTACAGTTACAGATAATTGGATTAATGACATGAAGGGGGGTAATCCAACCAAGAGAAAGATATGGGCAAAAATAATTCAAAGGCGCAATGAGTTTGGGTTTCCATATATTATGTTTAAGGATAATTCAAATAACAATTCCCCCTACAAAGAATTGGGTATGGAGATAACTGCAAGTAACCTTTGTTTAACAGAAGACCAAAGAGTTGTCACATCAAAAGGTTATTTGACTGTTAAAGAGCTATATGAGAGTGGTGAGGAATTGGTTTTATTTAGTGGAAATGAAGCGGTTAAATCATCTCCTATGTTATTGAGAAATGAAGATGCTGAAATATTGAAAATAACATATTCAAATAGAATGACACAAAAGGTGACATTCAATCATGGGATACCAGTTTTTAATGATACTACAAAAGATATTGTAAGAGTTGAAGCAAAAGATTTAAAAATTGGTGACTACGTTGCTTTGCAAACAGAAAAAGGTTTGTTTGGTGATTTGGATATG